TGTTTTACCTTTATAAGTTTTGATGTAGATGCAAAGGGTATTTCTTTCCAATCTAATGTAAATACACCTATTTGGTAATATGAAACATCATTACGCCTGTTAAACAAAAACATCTTTGTGACAGACACACCTTCGATATAACTATAGTTAAACTTTGGGTATGCTGGAGTCATTTCGTGCGCTTGAGCGTTTAAATTCAACGCAAACAGTAAAAGAGCTACTTTGCTATACATTCAGCTAATATCAATGCTGTATAAGACCCACTAGGGAATGCACGATTATATCCATATGAAGCGGTTGAAGCTACTGTAAAGAATGTCGTCCCTGCCAAAGTCATATCAAAGGTTGTTTCATTACCTACAACGACTTTAGCGGCATTATATGCTGACATTCCAGAAACACTTCCAGATGTGTACACACTGCTTCCTGTCCACGTTAATGTATCAGACAGAGAAGGTGATGAGCTAAAACTATTTGGGTGAGTAATCTTTACTTTATACTTATCTGCTGTTCCAATCGTCGTTTTTATAACAGCATCTTGACCCCCATCTGCAGAAGCAGTTGAAAGTTTCCATATATTTGGCACACCGTATTGTCCTGGTGTGGTCGTTACAATGCTACAACTAGCTTGAACCGTACCTGTAATTGGTGAGTTGACTGCCCAAGCGTAACTGGTTGAAAGCAAAAATATTAAAGGTGTTATTTTTTTAATCATGTTATCTCCATTGTTTAGTCGTCATACTGAGAACGAACCATACTTCTGTGGGTGCTGTCTTGACCTAAACTTCTGTAAGCCTTGACGTTATCTTCAAATTCACCGCCGTCTATTTGTAAAACATCTTCATAGACACCACCATCTATATCACGATTTGTGTATAATTCAAGTTTCCCAATAGCGGCTATCTGTTGCATCATTTTTAACTGTTGCACAGGATCTGCAATTTTATCTACAACACCTGCTACGGAGAGTACCTCTTCTACAGTCAATTCCTCACTTGCTTCCTCTTCTTCAGGCTCATCAACTTCCTGTTCTTCTACCTCTGCTTGTTCATCTAATTGTATCTGTACCCACTGATTATAATACGGGTCGTCTACGTTCGGTGACGTGAGCAAACCGTTGGTTGATAGATAATCATACAAGGCATCTTTAAAATTAGGACAACTTGAGTCGCTAAGTGGTGTGTGGCATGGGTCATATTTATAGTGGTATAGTATTAAAACATCGGAGAGAGACCCATCTCCTGTAACTTTTATCTCACCATCACCAAACAAATTACCAAGTGTAGGCACTATCTGGTCATATTTAATCTTTGTGCCGCTGGGTAAATTGTTCCAATCGTCTACATACTCGTAAACATATTCATCACCACCCACTTTTTTATTGGTAATCGAGACAGTTGAATTTGTTGTTGGTTGTTTGGTTATTGTGTACTTGTGAAACACACCCTCTACCGTCAAACCAGTTTGTGCTGGCAGTAGGTTATTCATTACCCATTTGTGTGCATCAGAAGCTGCGTTTTTTGTGTTACCGTAAATATTCTCAGAGTAAGAATAACAAGGCCAAGAAAAGACCACCAATGCCAGCAGCCCCACGAGCTGTCGCCTTATCGTCTTCATCCCATTTCTCCTTCTTGCCTGCAACATACCCAGGTACTAGATGTGGATTGTTTTCCCACTCAGCCTTAGCTGCATCTCCTACAAGACCGTTGATTGGGCATGGCGTGCCAGAATTTGCCATCGCAAGGTGAATCCTTTTGTCCTGGCACATTATTGCTACAGCACTTATTTTTAAGCCCATATCATACATAACTTTAGCGTTTTTTAGTCGTTCACAGTTTAAGTCTCTAATTGTTGTGCCGCCACTAATTCCCAGTATTTGTGTCTGTACAGAGCCACCAGCAGGTATATGACACGTGTCTGAGCTTGATGAATTAATGCTAGGTGAAATAGCAGAGGGTGGTGGAGACTTTACAGTAGTCGTGCTATCTATCGTAGAGGTTGATTTAGAGTTTGTATAGCTGTTAGCTTCTACACAATTACTATTTGTCGTACTGTCACAACCCTCTGCATAAACCATAGGTACTAGTATAATTAAAAACAATAACGCTAAAAGACTCCAAGACAAATATAACAAAGATTTTTTCATGTTTTAGTCCTTATTGGCAAACGCTGATCCTGTTAATATAGCACCAAATGCCAGATGAAACAATCCACCCCCTAAAAGTGTGAATGGCTCGTGTTGACCTGTCAGCTTTTTCATCAGCTCCATTTGAACCATAGGCTCTGATGTAGCGTTAATAATATCCATAAATTCGGAAATATCTGGTCTGTTTAAACCCCACCACACTGGGCAGAATAGGAAGTCATAGAAACAAATTAACAGGTAAAATATAAGCGCAGTCCATCTCCAAGTCAGCGTGGACTTCTGTTGAGCTGTAAGTTCTTTGCTCATTTAAATACAGGGAGGAGTACACATCGCTTTATCTACCCCATAAAATATTATGGCAATGAATATTACCAGTGCTAACCCTATCCATATCCATTTGTTTTTCATTACCTACCCCATTTTAAGTAGTATACTCACTAACATAGCGATAGTAGCGCCAAGCCCACCTACTAGAAACATCTCTAAACGTTTTAACCTGTAAAACACTTCTTTAAACTGAATGTGGTTCTCAGTCTCTAGTTTAGTAATCTTAGGTTCGATTGTATCTATGCGGTTGTGAGCTTGCACTACTGTTCTTGCCATTGTTAATCCTAACTTGCTTCAGCTTCTTCAGAGGTCTCATCAGACACTTCTTTAAAAGACTTTAATAGATCCTCTTGGAAGCTATCTGCGGCTCTTTGCACCTGATCTAAATCAGCTCTAAGTTTACCAGCTTTTGTCCCTAAGTCTTTTAGTTGCGCTATAAGATACTTTTGTTGCTGACTTAAATCAGTTTCTTTGTACCCTTTACCGTCAATGTTGATTACGTTTTCTTTAACTTCTTCTTTTGCCCATTTAGCCATAATTTTCTCCCTTTTTAATTAAATTTACCAAGGCATTCCTGTTGAATTAACATCTTTACTACTTATAGTGTTGTTTATCACATTAGTCAAAAGTGCTTCTGTTCTGGCGCCTTCTCCATCCGCTTTTACCCAAACTAAAACATCTGCTTCCTTTAAACTATCATAAGCAACAAAACCTTCAGCGGTGTGGTCTGGAGTAGCCTGTACGTTACGTGTCACGTTATCTGTTGTAACAGATACTTTATGTAAATATGAACCTGACCTACTATGGGATATACTTGTGTCTGCGTCTGTACCACTACATCTCCAATCTACCCTAAAAACAGCTCCTGTTGCATCTACTTTGTGCATATCGTTAACTGACCACGTAAATGTTATTGCCATTTTGTTTACCCTTTATATTAAGACGCAGTGTAACCTTTACCTGCGGTTATTGCATTCGTAGTAGCAGTCATATCTTCACTACCCCAATCAGTCATAGCTTTCATTTGCTCAAGATGTGATACATTTCTGTCTACTGCGGCTTGTCTATAAGTCGCATCTTTGTCAGCCCATCTAGTGCCACCAATAACTGCATTAATAAGTTTTATACAATCTCCCATTCCTGCGTAATCTTTTGCTAGTTTGGCATCTTTGCGTGTGCCATCTGCATTATGATCGTCAGATGATATTATAGCATTTGATTCACTCATTTGTTTATCCTTCTAGTTCTTCAATACGAGCAAGTGCCGCATCTAATTTTGTTGACAGTTCTTGCACTGCTTTTACCATAATAGGCATTAGAGAAGCATCGCCTACACGTTGCCTTCCATCAGTCTCATCTTCAGTCCACATATCAAAACCATCTTTCATGTTATGATTATCTATCACAGCTTTAACTTCTTGAGCTATAAATCCGTGATTATGTTTACCGTTCATAGTTCTTTTTTCAGAACCAGCAACGTGTGCGTTCATATCAGATGGAATATCTTTTTCTTTTTTCCACTGAAATGTTACAGGTCTAAGGTCGTTAATAAAACCTAGTCCTACTGTCTCATCTTGAATATCTTCTTTAAGTCTAACATCAGAAGGAGCAGTAATACTGGTTGCACCATTAGCAACTCTGGAATCATTAGCCCCCTGCCCAAAAGTAAAACTATTTACTGCACCTGTTACCTCATACCCAAGCACTATATTATGATTAGCGTCAGAAGCAGAAGCAACAGTACCATAACCAATCATAATATTTGATGAACCGTCTGCTGTATTTTGTCCTGCGGCATCTCCTATCATTACATTAGTTGCACCAGTAGTTATTGAATTACCTGCCCCTTGTCCAACTCCTACGTTGTTAGTTCCAGTATTAACAGCAGTTAAAGCACTTTTACCAAAAGCACAATTTGTATCACCAGTTGTAATAGCGTCACCTGCTAATGCCCCAACAAGTGTGTTGTTATCTCCTCTACAAATTAATCCTGCATTACAGCCAATAGCTACATTGTTACTTGCACTGCTAGTATGGTTACCCATTCCTGCTTGATATCCCATTGACGTGTTTTTGGTGCCAGTAACATTATAGTGTCCTGCATACATACCATGGTATGAATTTTGCATTTCTGCGTTATCGCTACCTGCAACTTGATAAAAAGCTGACTGATAACCTACTGCCGTTGTTCTATCCCCTACTGTTTCAGAAGATAATGTTGAATATCCGATGGCAACATTGTATCTACCGATTGTAACAGCATCACAGGTGTAATTGCCCATAAACACATTTTGATTACCCGTAGTTACAGCAGTACCTGCTTGTAATCCAACTGACGTATTATGAGACCCAGTGCTTGCAGCACCAGACCCTCCAGCTTCTTGACCAATCGCTGTATTTGCAGACCCTGACGTTACTTTATCGCCAGCAGCTCCTCCTACAAATGTATTGCCTGTACCCGTGCTTACATCATTACCTGCTTCATAACCTATTGCTACGTTATAAGTTAGCCCATTAGCAGGTTCTTGAGCTTTAAGTGCTTCATAACCTACCGCTACTGCACCATCACCATCTATATTGGTAATCATTGCTTCATGTCCGATAGCCACGTTATATAAACCAGAAGTGTTAGCTTTAAGCGCACTATGACCTATCGCTAAATTACTAGATGAAGTGTTTACTCTTAATGCTTGCGCTCCAATGGCTATGTTGTTACCTCCAGCAACAGCCTGTAACGCTGCTTTACCTATAACAACATTATCATCAGAATCTGTAATATTATTACCAGCCTCTTGACCAATAACTATATTGCCCGTACCAGACGTGAGGTCGGTTGCAGCTTCATACCCTATCGCAATATTCTCAGTGCCAGTAACAGTAGCATCCATTGCAAATGCACCAACAGCAATATTTTTTGTGCCAGTACTCATTCCGTCACCAGCTGCATGGCCAACTGCTACATTATAACCATCTGCCCCTGCATTTAACACAGACAAAGCACTTCTACCAATAGCAACATTCGCACCGTGAGCATCTTCTGCATCTAATGCCTGAAACCCTATGGCAACATTGTTATCACCAGTCGTAATCGCAGTACCTGCTTCATCACCAATTAAAGTATTGTAATTACCGCCAGATGCTATTGAGTTACCTGCGTTTACACCAAATCGGACGTTAGATGTACCTGCTGTTGAGGTAGATAGTGAGCCGTCTGAGGAAATGCGGAATCTTTCCTCAATAGCCGCACCTGATGCTTCAGTTTTAAACAGCAATGCTCCAGAATCCGTAGCTCCATCTGCAATTGCACCAATACTTGCTAGTGAACTGTCAGTAGAGTTTCCAAAATGAAGTATTCCCATTGACCCAGTTGTTGAACTATCAGAAGATGTCAATCCTAAACTAGCACCACTATTTGCAATAGTGTCTGTAATATGAAGCTGTCTTGATGGTTCTGTTTGATTTATACCAATTTTACCATCAGCGATAATTCTCATTCGCTCTGAAACGGCAGCACTACTATTACCTGTATAAAACTCTAGTCTTGTTCCAAGGCTTGTATTTTGAACTTCAGCTCTAATTGCCGCTCTTAGTGTACTTGCTCCACTAAAACTTGTTGAATCATTTGCCCAGAATTCTACAGCACCGATTTCATCACCGTCACTCAGTGCTTCATCAGATTCATGTCGTTGTACTCTTATATGAGAGGCGGCATTAGTAGTCGATAAATGTAAAAGGTCTTGAGGTGAAGAAGCCCCAATACCAACTCGTTGTGAGCTGTCGATAGTCATTGCAAGACTGTCAGTAGAACCACCACCACCACCAGTTTTAAACTGAAGTGAGCCTGTTCCAGAGGATGCACCGTAGGCACGAAGCATAAAAATATTACTATTGTATTCAAGAACACCTTTGTTAGTCTGGTGTGCAACAATACCACCGCCTACTTTTACTGCACTGTTAAAGTCAGCCTCACCTGCTTGAGACATATCAAGAGTGAGAGCTGTTATTTGAGATGTGTCATCTACGCCTTGGAATATAATATCTTTATCACCTTGTGTTGATTTAAAATACCAATCACCTGAAGTTGAGTACATTTGAGCATATTGAGTTCCAGTATCTCTTAGCTGAACAGTTCCATCATCTGCTCCATCTAAGAAAATTTGTCCAGCAGAGTCTAGGTTCATATGTCCAGAAGACAATGCAATCGTAGTACCATCAATGTTGAAGTTATCAATGTCTATCCCTGCGTCTGCGATGATTTTGCCATTAAACGTAGCTGCACCTGCTGCAGACATATCAAGGGTGAGAGCTGTAATGGTTGAACCATCATCGTTACCTTTTAAAAGTATATCTGAGTCACTTGTTGTATTTTGTATAACACCGTGACTACCATCAAATGAAATTCTAAAATCTTGGTCATTACCAAGGCGAAGTACCTTGGCATCATTTAGACGAACATCACTGTTAAATAAAGCAGTACCTGCATCTGACATATCAAGTTTTAAAGCATCAATGGTTGATGAACCGTCTATTCCCCTAAATATTATATCTTTGTCAGCAATTTCTGCACTAATAAGAAGATC